CTTATTAGGTGTCTAATAGGGGGCCATGCAGCCGACGCAGACGCAGATTGCCTCCGCCCTGGGTTTGACTCAGGGCCGAATCGCGCAACTGAAGAAGGCCGGCATGCCGATGGACTCGATTCCATCGGCCCGGCGCTGGCACGAGGACCGCATTGCGGCAAGGCCGTCCGTGGCATCGGCTGCTGCACAAGAGCCGCGCACCCCATCGCCCCGAAAGCCGCCCGAGGACTACCGGCTGGCTCGAGCGCGGCGTGAGTCGGCCGAGGCGGATATGGCCGAGCGCAAGGCCGCGGAGCTGTCGGGCGAACTGGTGCGCAGGTCGCTGATCGTCGCGGCCGCGGAGCGCAAGGCCAACGCCGTCAAGGAGTCGCTGTTGCAGCTGCCCGCGCAGCTGGCCCCGGTTGTCGCGGTCGAGTCGGACATCGCCAAGTGCCAGGACATCCTGATGGACGCAGTGCTCGACCTGCTCGCCCGCATCGGGGCGTGACGTGGACCTGGCGGAGTACGCCGACAGCCTGATCTCGGCCGCGTGGCGCGAGCACTGTGCGCCGCCGCCGCAGTACACGGTCACCGAGTGGGCCGAGGCCAACCGTGTGTTGTCCGCGAAGGACTCCGCGGAGCCCGGGCCGTACCGGGTGCGCAGGACGCCATACGCGAGGGAGCCGCAGGACTGCCTCGGGGCGCGAAGCCACATCGAAGAGGTCGTGCTGATGTGGGGGTCGCAGACCAGCAAGACGACCGTCGGCATGAACTGGATCGGCTACACGATCGACCAGAACCCGGGGCCGATCATGGCGATGTGGCCGACCATCAACGTCGCCAAGCGCAACAGCCGGCAGCGGCTGACGCCGATGTTCGATGCGACGCCGAGCCTGCGCAAGAAGATCAGCGAGCGGAAGTCGCGCGACGAAGCGAACACCATGCTCCTGAAGGACTTTGCCGGCGGTGTGCTCGCGATCGTCGGCGCGAACTCCGGGTCCGATCTCTCGTCCATGCCGATGCGCGACATCTTCATGGACGAGTGCGATCGCTTCCCGGTGGACCTCCCGGGCGAGGGGTCGCCGATGCAGCTCGCGGAGGCGCGGCAGACCTCGTTCTCGCGACGTAAGCGGCTCAAGACCAGCACGCCGACGACGAAAGGCATTTCGGCGATTGAGGACGCCTACGAGGCGAGCGACCGCTGCAGGTATCACGTCCCGTGCCCGCACTGCGGCGAGATGCAGCCGCTCGAATGGGGAGCGAAGGACCCGCACGGGCTGAAGTGGACGAAGGACAGCAAGGGCACGCCGATCCGCGGCACCGTGCGCTACGTCTGCAGGGCGAACGGCTGCGAGATCTCCGAGCACCACAAAACGCAGATGCTCGACGGCGGCCGTTGGATCGCGGAGAACCCGGCCGCCGACAAGAAGGTGCGCGGATTCCACCTGTCGAGCCTGTACTCGCCGCTCGGGTGGTTGTCGTGGTTCGATCTCGCGAAGGAGTGGACGGCTGCGATCGAGGCGTCGGCGAAAGGCGATCACTCGCTGCTTCGCGTGTTCGTCAACACGCGGCTAGCCGAGACGTTCGACGACGACGCGGGCGAGCGAACAGACGAGCACGTGCTCAAGCGGCGCGCCGCCGACATCCCGCTCGGCGTCGTGCAGTGGGGGCACTACATCCGCACGATCGGCGTCGACGTGCAGGGCGACCGGCTCGAGCTGTACGACTGGGCGTGGGGTCGCGGCATGCGCCGGCAACTCGTCAATCGCGCTGTCTTCCACGGCGATCCCGCACTGCCGGAGTCCGACCCGACGAGTCCGTGGCAGGCGCTCACGACGTACCTGCGAGCTCCGGTCAAGCATGCGAGCGGCGTCGACATCATGCTCGCCGCGGCGATGGTCGACTCCGGCGGGCATCACACGCAGCAGGTGTACGTCTACTGCCGCAACCACCGGCACGAGAGCGTGCACGCCGTGAAGGGCGTCAGCATCACGGGTCGCCCGATCCTCGGCAAGCCGACGGACCAGGAAATCAACCACCGCGGCGACCGGATCAAGCACGGCGTTAAGTTGTGGCCGGTCGGGACGGACACGGCGAAGTCGGAAATCTACGGGCGGCTGCGTGTAGCGGAGGCAGGCCCGGGGTATGTGACGCTCAGCCGGCTGTTGCCAGACGAGGTGTTCGCGCAGATCACGGCCGAGCGCTTGTCGACCAAGTTCGTGCGCGGTCGTGCGCGATTGGAATGGACCAAGGCGCCAGGCGTCAGAAACGAGGCGCTGGACTGCGCCGTCTATGCACTCGCCGGCGCGCATTGGGCAGGCATGGACCGCTGGCGCGAAGAGTGGTCGCAGTACCAAGCCAAAGCCGAGCCGGGGGCCGAGGCGCCAGCACCGAGGCCGGCGCGAAAGCTGCGTCGCGGATCGTTCGTACTCAACCTTCGGAGATGACGACGTGGAACTCAAACGCCACTACGAGCCGAACGCGCTCGCCGCCTACAAGGCCGCGCAGGCCATCGCCACGGCTGCCGGGCAGCCTGAGCCGCCGCTGCCGCCGGTGACGCATGTCAGCGTGCGCCACACGGGGCATTCCGCCGAGCAGCGCTTCAGCGACCGTCTGGTCGACAAGGGAAAGCGCGAGGGGTGGATCACGGCATCGATCGACGCCCTCGCCATCAAGACCGACGACGGCGCGCCCGACCTGCAGTACAAGGTCACCCGCCGCCCCGGCTACTTCGTCAAGAGCAGCGGCGCGCCGATCCCCATCAGCCCCGAAGCCTGGGCGCGTTTCCGCTGGGGCGGCGACAGCTCCGAGTCCCGGCCCGAGGCGCTGGCGTGGCTCGCGAAGCACGGCCTGCAGCCTGACGACTACGACATCACGACGCAGTGGCACTGCGTGCTCGACGACGCCCTGCACGCGAAGTACCGCCTCGTGCCGGGCCCGAAGGGCATGCCCGTGCCGGCACACACGCTGGAGGGCTGAGCGATGGCGAACCAAGTCTTCAACCGCGGCCTCGGCCGCGCGACGCAGCTCTACGACAACATCTACAGCAACAACCCGGCGAACAGCGCGTTTCTCGTCATCGTCTTCAACTCGACGGCGACGGATGCGACGATCAAGGACCTCGACGACGTGGCCGCGATCGAGGCCGACGCCAACACGGCGGAGGTCACGAACAGCGGCTACGCGCGCAAGGTCCTCACCGACGCCGATCTGGTCGCGTGGTCGCCTGACGACACGAACGATCGCGTCGACCTCGACATCCCGGATCAGACCTGGACCGCGGTGGCCGCCGGCAGCGCGTGGAGCGACATCTGCATCGCCTACGACAACGACACCACGACCGGCACCGACTCCGCGGTGATCCCGATCACGTGGCACGACTTCGTCGTGACGCCAAGCGGCACGGACATCGTGGCGCAGATCGCGGCGACGGGGTTCTTCCGGGCGGCGTGATCGGGGCTCGGATCACGCAGGCGGACGGCAGCGTTCGCGAAGTCAGCAGTCAGTAATGCCTGCCACGATCACCACCTATACCCTCCAGACTTCGGCCGACTCGCACGGAACCGGCGGGTATACCACTGGCTCGCTGACGATTCCGGCGAGTTCGCTAGTCGTCTGCTCGATTCAGGCGATGTCGAACGGCGGTTCGACAGATTTCAGCGCTTCGCTCACGATTTCCGATAGCGTTGGGTTGACTTGGACTCCTCGGATCACCGTTGGAAATGCTACCGCTTGGTCTATTGGTCAGCGCGTATGGACCGCTCCATTCACAGCCGGCGGCAGCATCACTATAACGGCAGATTGTGGCGCAAACGACATCTACCAGTATCGGGTGCACGTTGTCTCATTCACCGGGGCGAATACATCATCGATCGGCGCAACCGCATCTAGTGGAAGCTTTGGCACCAGCGGTTCCCAGTCTCTTACGTTGTCTGCCGGACCCAATTCATCTTCATACGTGCTTGGGTTCTTACAAGGAGACGACTCAGGCTCAACAGGGGCTAGTGAGGGCGTAGGGTGGACGCAGCTATACGAAAACTACACATTATTTGGTACCTACAACTCTCAGTACATCACTGGGCACACGTCCACGACGGTCAACTGGCAAAACATCGCTGTCGGCGGGTCGCTTGTCAAGTCCATTGCGTATGCGCTGGAGATACTGGAGATAGTACCTACCAGTGCTGCAATCACTAGTCAGTCTGCCAGCGGCCATCCGAAAAATCTCTTCCGCCTGCGAGACCAAGGGCTGCAATGATCTACGTCCAAGGCACGACCGACACCATCGAGGTTGTCACCAGCAGCGCCGCTGCTGTGTCGATCAATGCCAACTACGTCACCGCAGTGACGAGCGGGCTCACGTCGCCAACAGCTGGACGCACGGTCTTCAAC